CTGGTGTTTGCCCAGAGCGGGGATATCCTCATCCAGGCCGAGGATTACGAACGCTGTTTTGTGGTCTACGGCAAAAAAGCCTATGCCCCGGCACCAGACTGCTCTGAACTTCAATCCTATCCCCTGTCTGTCCTGACGGAGCCCACACCCCAGCTGTTGAGATTTGATTAATGCGCCACCTTCGTTTTCTCCTCTTTTTCCTGCTGATGCTGCCAGTGCCGGTTTATGCCGACCCTGGCACGATTGCCACTGCCCTGGGGGTCTCTCTTTTCTGGGGAACGGTCATCAGTGTGGTCGGCGGGGCGCTTGTTTCCTACGGAATATCACTCCTTGCGAACGCCCTGTTTTCCAAACCACGGACAGTCGGAAGCATAGGAGACCTGGGCAGATTACTCATCAGTAACGACAAGTCAACTGTCGCAGCCATCCCGGTGATCTATGGACGTCACAAGGTGGGTGGTTATAGCGTTTATGAGGAAATCGACGATACCTATTTTTACAAGGTGGTTATCTTCTGTGAAGGTCGGGTCGGGTCCGTTGAAAAAGTCCTGATTGACGGGATTTTCGCTGAAAACATCACGGCAGACATAAATGTTTATACCTTTGTTGGTACAGATGATCAGAGTAACATCAACTGGACCCGGATAGTCCACGGGCTGCCCATCACCCGGTTCAGTGACTCGGCCCCGGGTTGGACCTCGAATCACCGGCTTCGGGGGTGTGCCGGAGCGGCGATGATTGGCAAAAGAACCGATGTTCGTTACTTCCCGAGGATCCCCACCATCACCGGCATTATTCAGGGGCGACGGGTCTATGATCCAAGAACCACAACAACAGATTACAGCAATAATCCCGCTCTTTGTATTCGGGATTACTACATCAGTACCCGATTTGGTGCAAAGATTTCCACCAGTCGCCTGGATGAATCCAGCTGGATTGCGGCAGCCAATTATTTCGACGAGCAGGTGGATTATGGCGGGGGGAACCAGAGCCGGTTCACCCTGAATATGTATGTCGACACCTCGAAGCAGGTCTGGGACAACATCGAGGATATGTGTCTTGCCTGTAACAGTTTGCCAATTCGAGTAAACGGTAAGCATGGATTACTTCCCTTGAAGCCGGAAGCCACCTCATTCAGTTTTACCGATGACAATGTCGTCGGCGGCATTCAAGTGGAACGCCTTGGCAGACGTTTCAAACGAAACAAGATTACCGCCCAGTGGATTAATCCAAGTAACGATTGGCAGGCGGACATTTATACCGTATCGGATGCCACCTTCAAGGCACTGGATAACGATATCGAACTGAGCCATGAACTCCAGTTGGCAGGTGTAACCAACCGCTATCAGGTGGCTCACCTCTGTAATATTGCTTTGCGTCAATCCCGGCTAGAAGAAAAGATTTCCTTCCAGGCCACCCACGAAGCTCTCAAGGTGGAAATCGGGGATGTGGTGGATTTGACCCACAGCCTCTACGGCTACAATCAGAAACTTCTTCGGGTGACCAGCCTGTCGATCAATCCGGACGGCTCCATCGGAGTCGGGGCAGAAGAATACGACGAGGATGTCTATGATGTCGGCCCTGTTACCGCTGAAGAATTGGAAGATACTCCTTCCTGGGGCTCCCCCTTTGAAGTCGACCCACCGGGAACACCTTCGGTGTCCCTGTCCTACTCCACCAACAGCGCCGGGTTTGCGGTGAATGTTGCCACCCTGACGTGGGGCATTTCCACCAGCGCCCAGATTGCCCACTACCTGATCGAGTACCGGGAATCAGGGGATACCGACTGGATTATTTCCGGGACGTCAGAAACCACGAGTTTCGCTGTCGTGGATATCGCTGCCGGAACTTATGATTTTGCCGTCTCAGCGGTGAACTCGATCGGTACGGTAAGCGAACGGGCCACTCTGTCGTCTTTCCTGATTGTGGACTCCACTGACATCCCAGATGATGTCACCAACTTCCGGCACGAATTCACCACCAACAATATGGTGGTCCTGAAGTGGGATCAGAATACCGATGCCTATCAGGGCGGCGGCTACCGGATCAAGGTCTCTTCGGCCACCTCTGGGGCCTCCTGGTCGGACTTTCCGCAGCTAAACATCACCGTCGGCGGTCGGGAAACCACCGTCACCCTCGGGATTATCGAGGGCACCTATATGATCAAGGCGTTCAACGTCGGGGGAACGGAAAGCGAAAACGAGGCCACTATCCAGATCCTGATTCCGGACAATGACGAATGGTCCGCCGTGACCACGGTTACGGAATCCACCCAGTTTACCGGCACAAAAAGCCAGGTGGAAGTCTCCACCGGCACCCTAATGCTCTCCACCGACGGCAGCGGCAATTACTATTCCACCGGCAATTACACCTGGGCCGGAACGATGAATTTTGGAGGCACATTTGCCTGCCGCCTGACCCGGGTGTCCTCGGGTACCATCTCCAACACCGCAAGTAACTGGGACAGCTTCCCACTGAATATCGACGAGTATAACACCATCCTGATTGACGATATGGCTGGAGCCACCACCGTGGATGTCCGGCATTTTTACGGTACCACAACAGAGTCAGCTTCTACCGGACCATGGGGCAGCTACAACCCGCTACAGGTGACCGAAACCGTTGCCCGGCAGGTCCGGTTCCAGACCACCATTCAAACCTCCCAAGTCACCGAAACCCCGAACATTCAGGAACTCTCTGCGACCGCCTGGATGAAGCGGCGGGTCGAATCGAATCACAATGTCAGTGTCAGTTCCTCGGGCGGGTCGATTACGTTTACCAGCCCGTTCTATTCGACACCTACGATTCAGGTGTTCCCCTTCAATGGTTCCGCCGCGAATTATGTCACGGCCACCACCAGCCAGATGAGCCGGACCGGGTTCGAGGTAAGTTACTTCACCTCCTCGGGCGGGCAAACCGCTGGGAAAATTTCCTGGGCCGCCTACGGTATCGGCAAGGAAGTCACGTAAAAAGGAAACCACAATGCCTTTGAATAAGGGTCAGCTCTACTATTCCAGCGTTGGCATCATCGATGTCGAGGAGTTTTACACCGAGGACGGTGTGGACAAGGTCCGCATCCGATTGCATCACACCAAGCCAGAAGACGGGGTCACCCCGGTCGGATCTTCTGTCCTGATGTCGACCACTCAGGCTGTTCTTGAGGACTGGATTGACCAGTTCCCGAAAGATCTGGCCGAGCGAAAAAAAGTGGCCGAAGCCCGCCGGGCCAAGTATCCGGAACAGTCGGCACGGGTGCTGGTGGCATTGGATAAAGCCAAACGAATTGGAAAACCGGACAGGAAAGAATTGAAATGAGCCTACATGATTTCAACCTTGCGAATCAAACGCCTGCGTCATATCGCACCGATCACAACAACCTGAACACCGCCATCGGTACAAACAGTTACTCTACCCAATCACCCACCACGACGATGCAAGCGATGTCGTGGGCGGATGCTACAAGTTCTGGCTGGCAGAGACAGCGAAGCACGGCGGACAGTACCTGGCATTACCTCTATAAACTAGATGCCCAAGGCGGGCTTTGTACCTACAGCGGGAACCCGTCTACCAATCATATTGGGCGTTTTGTCGGGCAGACCGTCTGGGATACGGCCAATAATTACCCCTACTGGTGTACTCTGGCGGGGACTTCGTCGCAGGCCACTTGGAGCCGTCCACTTTTATCGACGGAAGCGGCAGGGCTTCCAGCCTTGTATCACGGCGGACCGCCACCCAAGTATCTAACAACTACGACCCTTCGGATTCCAGGGGGATATCGCTGCCGGGACGATTCCAATGCGGCAGACATCACCTTTTCCTCCAACTACACCATTGACATTACCGTGTCGGGAGCAGGTGGCTTATCGACGGATCTGACCGCCTCCACCTCCGGAATGCTGTATTACTTGTTCGCCATCCGGAAAAGCGGGGATGGAACTGTTAATGGCATTTTAACGAATTCCTCCAGCGGTCCCGTGTTGCCTAGCGGGTACGACCAGAAGCGAATGATTCCGTTCTTCGTTCGTTATACCACCCAGACGATTTTCCAGCCGTTTGTGGTGGCTGAAGGGTGGCCCTTTAGGCCGAGAATAAAATATATTGTCGATGATGGATATTTTGCGGACGTTAAGGACCATAATATCCTGTCTGCGGGTGGAACCACCAGTTATGCATCCCATTCCCTAACCACCTACGTCCCGCCCTTCGCCCGGCTGGCAGAACTGAAAGTCGCCATGGTATTAGGGAGTGCCGGTGGCTTTTATGCCGCCATCCGAGAAACCGGCTCCACCTGGGAAGGAAAGTTTTTACCCGGCAGGACGGATTTTTCCACAGATTCCATCGCTTACATCTATGACCAATATACCAGCACCAGCCAAAGTATTGACCTGAAAGTTTCAGACGCGGAGGTTGATGTCTCCATCTGGGTCACAGGCTGCACGATTACGGAACTCACCACCCAATAATTATTGAGAAGAGAGAGGCACAATCAAATGATAGATTTTCGAAACGCGTCGGTCTTGATTACCGGCGGAACCGGTTCGTTCGGGAAAGCGGCCATCCGGGCGCTTTTGGATCATCCTTACGGTCCAAAGCGAATCGTGGTTTACAGCCGGGATGAACTGAAGCAGTTTGAACTCCAGCAGGAATTTTACGACGAGCGGATGCGATTCTTCCTCGGCGATGTCCGGGACCTGCCCCGCCTGACCCAGGCGATGGAAGGGGTGGATTACGTCATCCACGCTGCCGCCCTGAAACAGGTGCCCGCTGCCGAGTATAACCCGATGGAATGTATCAAGACGAACGTTCACGGGGCGGATAACGTGGTGAACGCTGCCCTCGCCCAGAACGTGAAAAAGGTCATCGCCCTCTCCACCGACAAGGCTGCCGGGCCAGTGAATCTCTACGGGGCCAGCAAGCTCCTATCGGATAAAATCTTTGTGGCCGCCAATAATATGAGAGGGTCAAAACGGACCCGTTTCTCCGTGGTCCGGTACGGGAACGTCGCAGGCAGCCGGGGATCCGTGATTCCCTACTTCAAAAAGCTGATTACCGAAGGGGCAACGGTTCTTCCCCTCACCCATCCGGAGATGACCCGATTTTTCATCACCCTGCCCCAAGCGGTTCGGTTTGTTTTTGATGCTTTTACTGAGATGTCGGGTGGCGAAATTTTTGTCCCGAAACTGCCGTCGGTCCGGATTCAGGATCTGGCTGAGGCCTTGATTCCTGGCATTCAAACGGAAATCATCGGGCTTCGTCCTGGTGAAAAAATCCACGAGAAGATGATCACCGTGGATGATGCCTCCCAAACAATAGAGTGGCCCGATATGTATCTAATCGTGCCGCCTGACTCCAATGACAGGTATTTTGGGCAAGCCGTACCTGAAGGCTTTGAATACAGTTCGGGAACAAACCCGCATTTTCTCACGATTGAGGAGATTCGTTCGCTGTGCGAATCCTGATTTTAGGGGCTTCCGGGATGCTGGGGAAAGCCCTGGTATCGGAAGGGAAGCGGCTGGATCACGAGATTCTCGCCCCGACCCGGCGAGAAGTGAACCTGCTGGATGATGCCCGGCTGGAAGAGTATATCGAGGCCGAAAAACCGGAGGTGATTATCAATTCGGCAGCGATGATCGACCACGCCGAGTGCGAGGAGAATCCCCGCTCGGCCTATATGATCAACGCCCGACCGGTGGCGACTCTCGCCAATGTCTGTCGTCGGCTGAAAATCGAACTGGTCCAGATATCCTCGGACCAGTGCCAGGGGCCGCTTCTG